ATCCAAAGATCCTGCTGCCGCTCCCGCTTCCGCCGGGTTCCCATTGCCATGCCATATAGACGCTCAAACCATTTCCGAGGTCACATGTTTTGGCGCGAAATCTGACTATTACCACGGACTGCTAGACTCCGGCGGGCGGCCGCAGCGGCTACCGCCCCATGAACCTCGCCCTGGATCCCCGCATGCTCAGTGGCAGCGGGAAGCCGATGAGGCACAACTGATCGAGTGCGAATAGTACGACCGATTCAGAACCTGCCGCAACTGCCAGACTCCATTCCTTGATCCACGGTGTTGTGTAATCGCTGACACCCACCAGGTGGCTGCTTTGCGACGGCGAAAATCCAAGCTGTTGCGGCAACTGAATCGACTGGCGTGCCAGATCCAGATTGCGGTCGCCGGTGTAAGTGAAGTTTTCGGTTTTTAGGCAGGCCAGGTGAGCCGGCGTCCAGGCGGCTACAGGGTAGTTGATTAGTTTGTTCAGTGGCGTGTTATTGACATCCGGCGGGTACAGCACTTCGAACTTCGTGTTCGGCAGCGACTGGCGCACAAACGTCATGATCGTCTGCGTGAACTGACCAATTAGACCGGGCAGCAAAGCACACTCGTTTGGATACAGAGTCGGGTCGGCGTTCTGACTGGAAATCGTCGCCATAGGCTGTCCGTAGGCCGTCTGATAAGCGGAAGTCGCGTGCGCATCATAGAATGGCATTCCACCGTGAGCTGCCATGTACCACCATTGAACCTCGCCGAATTGCAGGTACGGAGTCATGCCGGCGCTTGACATGATTTGTGCCATGTCGAGATACGCCTGCTGCCAAAACGCCGTGCTCTCCGGACCAAAGTTGGTTTGTAAGGCCGGCGTGTTCACAATGCATGCAGTGCCGTCGGGATAGCGTTGGGCGATTCCTGCGCCGGTGGTTGCATCTCCATTGCCAAGCTCCATGCTGAATGACGCCGTGGCGATCGTGCCATAGCTATTCACAGCCTTCAAAAAGCTGCGCGTCCAGTCGCGAGCCGCACGATTCATCCGCGGCACGGCCGTCAGGTCCGTAAGCCAGGTTCCATCCTGCCCTCTCGACAGCGCACCTGTCGCCAAACTCGCGGTGAACTGCGTGCTGCCGGTGCTCACACTCAGTGTAATGCCATTGCCTGCCGAACCCACGAGCCGCGAAGTGATCGTGAGACTGGCGCCATTGGATTGGGCCCACACCTCGGTGGAACCCGCGTTGATCAATAGTTCGAAGCATGCGGCAACGCTCTCTGCCGTGTCGCCGATCAGGTTCCAGTGCTGCAGTATTGTGCCATCCAGATCGATCTCCGTCCGTCCGCCCGCGCCGAAGATCGGCTGTCCGGCAAAAGTGATCGTCGCGGATGCATACTGATTATCGGGGCAGACCAGTTCGTAGAACCAAAGTGCTCCGGCATAGTGATTCAGTCGGCCCGGGAGCCCCAGGGTGTTTACCAGCCACGCTGTTCGCTCCGGCGCGAGAGCTAGAGAATGGTTCGTGTCCCAATCCGTCGCCGCCGCTGCCTTCGGCATCGGGATAAATGCCGGCAGACTGCTGGTCGGAACGGCGAGTTCAAGAAAGTCGAAGTAGACCGGCGCGCCCCCTGCTCCCGAACTGACAATGCTAACGCTGTGTTCCACGGATGCGGCTTGCTGTCCTAGTGACACTCGTATCAACACATCTTCGCCGGCAAGCGCGAGGTTGACTGTGGTCGGTGTACCACTGTCTACTTGAACGGTCACCTGCCCACCGCCCGTTAATGCCCGCGTTCCCAAGTACAAGGTGTGCGCAAACTCTGAGGTGTAAGTGCATCCGACTGCGGAGCCCGGCATAATCGTCGATTGGATGGACCCGCCCGAGTAATTTCCGATCTCACTCGCCCAGCTTCCCGTATAGGTCAAAGTAGTGGAATTGTCTTCGAGCCGTCTGCTGCCGGGGCCCGCCACCTGATACTGTGCGCCGCTCCCGGCCACCGTCCAATTCGACACGGCAACCGAAAATTCGCTGCGTTGGAAGCTCGCCGTCTGCACGTCCGCAACCCAAGTCCATCGCAGCTTCCGCACCTTCGTCATGCGTGCGGCGGGAATTGAAACGCCATTCAAATCCGTCAGGTCTGCAAAGTCCAGATCCGTCCGCCAAGCGACCGGTGATATGCCGCCTTGGAATAGGGCGGAGGACGGTTCCCACGACTCGCCTCCGGCGCCATAAACGGTTCCGTAAACACCAACCCGATTACCATTGGATCCCGACGCTCCCAGGTAGGTGAGGGTAATTGTCGCGCCGTCTGCCGCGGCGCTCACTAGCCCGGTCTGTTGATTAGCGGTAATCGTGCTGGCCAAAGTCGCTGCGGCAGTGGTAAGCGTGTCCCCGGGAACGAACTGGTAATTGTAGTGTTGGTCCAGCCATGCTAGTTCGATGTAGTCTCCCGTTGACGGCGAGCCTTGCAGTTGGAACTGTACGGTCGCTGGAACCGTGCTCGACAAGGGCGTCGCGTACCGCGCTAGCGGTACCTCGTATATCTGTTCTGTGCCGTCGGTGTCGGCCCAGATTCGAAGGTAAGGCCATGGTTGCGTCGGATACCACATCGAATCCAAACCTATGCAGTTCGTGCGGACTTCCTGGTAGGACAGGCGCAGTCCGCTCAGGTCGCCGTCGGGGAGATTGCGCAACGACGGGTACTCGAATACATTGTCACGGTTCCACTCGAGCACCGCCCAGTCGGCCTGACTTCGCCAGCAGCCGGAGATCGTGAATCCAGTCCTAGTGGTTTCGCTCAAAGCCGCGATCGCAGATGGCTCGAAAAAGTAACATTGGAGATCGCGATCGGGACGCAATTTGTTCAGTGTCTCACTCATCAGAGTCGGATAATCACGGTCAGGTCCGCGCCTGGATAATCTTGTCCCACCGCTTGAACGGCCAGTGTTATTTGGTCACCCGCCGCTAAAGGCGCCAGACTCAGCCCATTTGCGTCGTTTGAGATAGTCTCATTCGCCTCGAACACCAACTGGCAGTATGGCGCCCCGTTGACGCTTAGTTGCAACTGTACCGCCGCGTCCGCCGCCGCGCCGAGCACGGCATAGACATCTCTGACCGAATGGGCAGCGTCCACCACCAAAGCCGGCGCTGCCGACTGGTCAATCGACAGGAAACCCTCCACCTGAATAGAGTACTGTCCGCCAGACAGTGTTCTTAGACCGCTATTGACCGTATGCGTCAGACAGATGCTCGCCATCGGGCTGTTTCCCTTCTGGTTCGTAACGAACAGTTGCGCACTTGCCACCCGAGCGTCTGGAAGCAGTATAGGAAAACTCCATGTGCCACTGTACTGGCTCCCAAAGAATCCCTGGGGAAACCCAGTGATCGAGGTAAGTCCCGCAAGGTGAAAGACAGCCGCCTGCGCGGCGTGCGCGCTCGCTGGACTGCCGTGCACGCCCCGTTGCACGGTGTATTGGGCGCCCCCTGCACTGACTGCGGTGACTTCCAGCACCTCGCTTTCGATCTGCAGAATGGTTCCGGCCTGCGCGGGCCCCGGAGTGTTTAGGGTCAAGGACGCGTCACCAGCACTTATGGCGTTGGTAAGTTCGAAAGTGGTGGCGCCCTGCAATTCGTCCCAGTAGTAGACCGACAAGGTCGCCGCTGAAATCGTCTCGGTGTCGGTCATACCGGTGAAGGAGATGCCGCTCAGGTCCAACGTCCCGCCGCTCTTCCCGGCGCCCAAGCCAAAGAACGGGACCGGTGGCGCGGCAGTGTCGCTAAATCCGCTTCCCCCTATCTGCCACCGCGTAACGGTCGATAGCAGTGGCGGGCACTCGACGTTGGCCGCATTCGCCGACCTCCCCGTCACATGGACCGTTTCGCCGCCGTGGTTGGGAACATCGAAGCTCACTGGGCTGCTTTTTGTTACTGCCCCGGAATGCCAGCCCGCCTCCGCCACGACAAAGTGACTTGTGGAGTCCGGCGGCACTACCCACGGGCTCGAAAGAGTCAGCGTTGTCATATTGTTGTTTGCGACTGAAGCTTCCTGACCAGCGCCCGTCCCTCGGGTGATCCTTACCATCATGCCCTGGTAGCAGTTCGGGATCATCTCCAGATTCCCATTGCCCACGGTTGTCGGCGAAAAGATGCTGGTTGCCATCTCGGGCTGGAGCTCCATTCGCCAGTAGAAGCCGGCATGGTCGAAATTCGCATCGGGTGGAGCGATCAGTTGCTGTTGCGCGCCAGCATCGGTAAAACTTGTCTCAATTGTCTGGCTCGATGCGATCCGCAACAGGTCCGAAGGTCTCGTCCCACGGTAGACATTGAACTCGGCGGTCCCGGAGGGAAAGCTCAGCCCGGTAACCGTCACCGAGGCCCCAGCGCTTTCGATCACCGCCGTTACAATGAATGACACTCCGCCCTCGTCTCCCGCCGCGTCCACACCCGAAATCGCGTAGTACAAGACTTGGTTCGCGGCGAGCGTGCCGCCGGATCCAATCGTCGCGGCCAGGCTGATCAATGGTACGCCTGGCCCCGCGGCTGTTCGCGCCGTAGGCGCGACAAAACTCACCGCCAGACTCGCCTGAATCGTCCCGTCGCTGCTCGTCGTGTCCGTCTCGACGACGCCAAACTCCACTAGTCCATTCGCATCCACAACGTTCCCCAACAAAGGCCGCGGGACTCCAATCGTGGCGGTCGCCTGCTGGTTCGTTCCGGCTGCCGAGCCCCTTTGTCCGTTCGAGTCGAGGTACCACGCGTCGTCATGGATCTGCGCCGTAATTACCGCCGTCCGGTAGTTTGTAGCTGGAGAGATCTTCAGAACCCGAAATGGTTGCCGGTTGAACCCCTCCTTTTGATACGTGACCGTGATAAGGTCGCCTGGCCTGATACCAAACGCCATGATGCTCGTTTCAAACTGAATCGATGTGTTGCCCGAGAGCGATTTGTCCAGATTGAATTTGAGCACACGGGCGGCTTGGTCGTAGTTGGGAAGCCCGATCGCCATCAGCGTCGCCGTCACTTGTTGGCCCGTCAGCTTGACGTCGTCCGGATCTACAACTGTGTAACTGTCCTGCTGGTAACTGTTCAAAGCGTCCTGAAAGTCTATGCTCAAGGAGTTCGGTGTGTCGGCAATACTGCGTGACGAAACCACGACACTGGGTTCTCCAGTCGCCTTGCGCAAGATTCCCGAAACCCCGGTCGTCCCATCGCCAAACTCATACGCCGGCCAGCCGCCATTCAGTGATTCGGTGCTATTGGACCACGTGCTTTGCGCCGCCTGCTGCAATGCTATCGAGTTCTCGACATTGACTTGCAGTATTCCCGCGGAGCCGTAAGTCAAGTAGAGCCGTGATGCATTGCGAATCCCTCGAATCACATCGCCCGCGCTACGTCTGTTTTGCAGAACCAGGTTGCAGCCAAATCGGGGAATGCTGATCGGGTTGCCGTTCAGGTCGGTCGAGTTGATCAGTTCATCGCAATACGCCGCCGCCGGCGCCAGCGTCGAATAGTCGATTTCCGCGGTGTCCCACCCGCTGCGCCGCAGCATGTCGTGCAAAATCCACACCGGGTTACTGGTGAATTCCTGGGTGAGTTGATTACCTTGGGCGTCATAAGTAGGAACAATCAGTCCTTGCGCCAGGACCTGCACAGAGGGCAGGGAGTTTCCATCACTGACTTGATTCGGAACCACCACCGACAGATATGCCATACCGCCGTATGGATCTCCCGCTGGCTGGCCGCCTGAATTCACGAAATTCAGATCGAACGCGCCGTCTCGCGTCCCCAGTGTAGGGATGTTGTACCATCCGGTGCCAGTCATGTTCTGACCGCTCACACCGAGGGGTATCTGATAACCGTTTACCAGCACCGTCAGCACGCCCTGCATCAGACCGATGCCGAGCAGCACCTCCATCCGCGTCAGGTTCCCGTCGTTGCGCGCAAAAACGACCGGCGGGTAGTACCAAGCCGTGCCGTACACCATCGGAACATAATCGTTGTATCGCGCTTGGTTTACCGCTACGGCAGAACTCGTCCAGCCCTTGCCATAGCCTCGCACCGTAATCACCGGCGGAATGTACTCGATTCCGCCAAACCGCGTGAACATCCCCCGCGCCTGGCAGTCAGTCGCAGCGTACCCACACGACGTAAATGGAACGCCGTTGTTCAGGTCGCCGCGGCCCCTGGGAAGACCGGCCGAGTAACCGCACGGGTAATAAGTAGAGTACCTGCCCTTGGCGCCCCCGTCAACGGCTTCCTGCTGTTGAGTGGATGTTGATGGGAACGTCCAGGGGCACAGCCGCTGTATCTTAATTTCGGGCAGAAAAACTCGCTGCATGCTCATCCGGTTCGTAGCTGTTACGCGGAACGTCGCTTCCTTGATTTGGTCCGGCGGATTGCAGATTCCCTGGAAAACCACCACCGCATCGGTCAGAGGCGTGTTGTAAGGTAGGTCATAGAAGACAAAGCTGATTGTAATGGTCGCTCCCCGGAACCCGGTACTCTGTTCGATCTCTGAGAAATAGGAGTCCGCGTTTGCCAACAGCAGTGTAATCGTTGGACTTCCGTCGACGCCTTGGTCTGAGGCGGTTTGAATGTCGAATGCGCTATGTTGCATCACGCGAGCCGCATAAGACGAGCCGCCAACTGTGATGGCGTGTGTGCACCAGTGCTCTCTGTCTCCGTTCGGTAACACACAGTCGACTATTACCAGCGGCGTGTCGGTGATCGTGCTTCCCTTCAACTCAGAGACTGTTTGCATAGAGGATGTTCACCGTAGCGGAATGGTGGTTAACGTCGGTCGATGTCAGCGCGAATACGTCGTCGCGGAAGCGTGCGCTCTCATAGACGCCGCCTGTAGTTGCGTTTTTGTATGCGGATGGCGACGGTTGCGCTTCCGCCTGCGGTCCAAACACGCAAATCGTGGCACCCGCTGGCAGGTGGATGCTGAACTCGACCGCCGGTCCCGTAGCACCGCCCGTGCCAGTCATCCGGACACGCTTCCACTCAGCGCCCAGCGCAAACCGGGCTAACGTGCTCCCGAGTTGCAGTTGCATCGTCACCGCTTCGCTACTCCAGGCATATACGCTGAAGCAGTACGTGTAACTGGTTGGTACGTTCAGTGTTTGCGCGAGGCTCTGCGCCGCCTGTCCCGAGTTTTCCAGTCGCCAAGCGTGGCTGCCACCCAGCGGGTCTGTTACATTGCCGGACAGCGCCAGAAACGGCTCCGCCTCCCAGACTGCGTTCGTCAGCACCTCGCTCCAAGCAAGCAGGTTTGCCGACGGATCAAGGAACGTGAAAGTGGTGAGCGATCCCTCCATATCAGTGAAGAACTGTTGCAGCGCCGCTAGCTCCGCGTCACAGAGATTGGCATATTGCAATCGCCAGCCGACGGTCTCTCCCGCCGGATCGGCCAGTTTAATAGAGCTTCTATCTGCTGCCGTGCTCACGATAGTTCGCGGCCTTCGCTTCTTGACAATCGGAAACTGGCTCGTCGCCCCGGTTACTAACTGCGGATAAACACTCGCGCTCATCCCCGATTCTCCTTCACGATCACCGATGTATTACCGCGCAGTTCCTCCACACTGGTCAGGTCCATCGAGTCGGAGGCGAAGCTACAGTCCGTGTAAGTGTGGTTGTCCCATGGGTCCGTAAAGGAAAAGCTACCGAAGCTGCCTTGGTTCGATTGTAGAAACTGCTCGATTGCCGCCATTTCCGTCTCATCCAGCTCGGTCAACCGGATCGCCCACTGGTGCAACGGTCCCGCGCAATCCCGGTAACGCTGCTCGGTGCCGTCCACGAATCGAACTACCTGGTTTTGAAAGACAATTGCTCTGGTCGCCGGATATTGCGTGACGGCGTTGCTTTTGAGGGTTGGGAATGATGCCATATCACAGATCGCCAATTACGTCGTTGATCGAATTCATGTTCAACATCGCGCTTCGCACCGCCTGCGCGATGTCGCCGCTTCGGTCCATGATGGACTGCGCGTCCATCGCCTGGATGTTTAGCGTCATCTGCGGCGGTGTCGCTCCACTTTGAACGGCATTACCCCCGTTTCCAGTCGTTGAAGAGTTGCCGGCTCCTGAGGGGGCTATAGGGGAGTTACTAGTCGCGATCGAGGTGGGTAGTGCCGTTTCCGCCAGCCGCGGCATCCCCAGTTGGTCGTAGTCCGCCGCCGCCAGCCCGCTCGGTGTGTCTGCGCTCACAAAGTCGATGGAAGATGCCTTCTGGTATTTCCCGAGCTTCGGGGGTGCCGCGGTGCCTCCGTCGAACAGTCCCATTAGCCCGCTCACCAACGGAACAATCCCAAGCCCGCCTTCGAAGAACGTCGTCACCGCCGATTCGATCGTGCTTCCGGTCCCACCCGTGCTTTGCTGGCTCGCTGCGCCGCCTGCGGTGCTCGTTCCCACCGAAGTGGATGCGTAGCCCGGTGCACTTGTGGAGTTGTTTGTTGTCGCGAGTGCGGCGCCCGAAACGTCTTCCGCTAACGGGCCGTCACTCGACTCGGCAGCCTCGTGCGGCGCCGGCAAGGTCGCTGCGTCCGCGCCTGCCGCCTCTTGGAAGAAACTAAGAAGTTGCTCTTGCGCTTTGCTGCTCATACTTGGTTTCCGTCCCGAGCTCCTTCTCCAGAATCGCGAACGCTTCTACCTGTCGCGCCGTCAGATACTCTTCGTTCATCAGACCTAACCGCCGTCGAATGAAGAACTCCTCGACCGTCGTTTGGCTCTCCGCCGTAATGAATGACCTGGGACACGTCCCCAGCCTCACGCCCCTGCGTGCCCACACCGGTGGCCCGCCAGCAGCGCAGTTTGCGGGCAGCCAGCCGCATCTGCGCTTTGCCTCCAGGCCGGACTTTCGGCAAGCGTCGCACCTCCACCCGGCCTGGTTGGAGAACTGAAAATGAAAGGCGACGATCAGTTTTTTCGTTCTTCCCCGCTCAGGCCCGTCTCGGTCTTGACGGCCGCCAGCGCTTCCCGGAACAGTTCCTCGGGCCCGCTTTCCGCCAACGCCGCTGGAGTTGCTTCCGCACCGTCCAGTTCCAGGCCGGAGACTTTTACTAGCCCCCACATCAGGTACAGCCGATTCACCTCAACCTGAACCAGCGTCGCGTCCATCTTTTCCCCGGGCTCCTGGGAAGCCTCCAGAAACTCCATCCGCCGCGTCAGTTCTCGGATCTGCCGCATCAGTTCAACGCGTCGCGCAAAAGACATTCGCGCGATGCGAAACCTGACCCCCGGCGCGATCTTGGATGCCACATCCTTCACGCTTTCGTATTTCATACTTATCCAAACGCGATGGCAATTTCGTTGTCGACCGTGCCTTGCGCACGCGACGGCTTGAACACCCATTGCAGCCGGTTCGCGCTGTCGTCGAACTGCGGAACCTGCGGGATTACACTCTGTAAGTACACACCCATCACCTGGCCCTGCATTTGGCCGAGTTGGAACATCAGGCTGATCGGCGACTGTTGCCGCGCCGCCTGGTACAACGCTGGTGTTGCGCTGTCAGTCTGGCTGTACAGCCCGATCGCTGCCTGCACCGTTCTCTGTCCCGGCGAGATCGCTTGCGGAAGGCTGAAACCGAACTCGCGTGACCGCGTGTCCAGCCCGTTCTTGAGCACAATCGCTGCTTCCGTAACCGTGAAGAACTGTGCCGCTGTACTTCCCAGCCACGCCTGCCCTAAGTTGCCCGGCACGACCGAGTAGTCGAACGCGGCTACTTCCGGTTCCACCGGATAGCTTGTCAGACTCCCCTGTCCTGCCGTGAAACTCGCGCTGTCCACCACGTCTTGGGCTAAGCCACGAAAATGGAATTGATGAAAGTCGCCGTTGATTTGGATTTCCATCTCATCCACTGCGGCGCCGCTCAGTATTCTTTGCACCGCACCCGCCGGATCCCAGTAGTCGAACAATGTGGCGCTCGGAAGTTCCGTCGCCGGTTGGTAAGTGACCGCTGCCCCGACCGTGGCTCCGGTCGCCGGTGCCGACGCAAACGGGGCGTTAATCTGCACCGTATTCGCGTCCACTACCGCCGCCACAAACCGTATTTCGCCGCCGCTGGCAACGGCTTGGATTGCGCTCAGTCCGTGGGGCGATGCAAACGCCAGCGTCGTGTCGGAGCAGGACGCCACTACGCCACCGTTAAACAGCAGCGGGGCCGCGCCCAAAGCGGCCTGAAACAATGGCCCATATGCCGGACCGCCCCCTTCGGACTGCCAACTCGTCATGTATGTCTGCAGTTCGAATGCGGTGTTGCGCCGGCCGCCCGCCGGCAGCCCGGGAAACGTCCTGCTTCCCGTCTTGTCTTTCCGGTTCGTGACCTCGGGTTGCTGCTGCACGGTCAGCTTGAGCGCCGGAATGCGATTGCTCGCCGTGATCGAAGCCACGCTTCCGTACCCGCTTTCCAGCGCCGTGTAGAAGCGATTTGCGTTTGAAGATATATAAGAGGCCATCTTAGTTGATACTCACTCCAATCTCGAATGTCACTTTGGCCGTCTGAACGAGGTTCTTGCCTCCGCTCTTTACGGCTCCGAATGCAACCTGGTACCCACCCGCATAGTACATCCCGCTGCCCCAGTCTCCACGGTTGGAATCGAGCGTATGCATCACCGCGCTTGTGTATAACTCAACGGTGTCTTGCAGCCCTTCCAGCCGGTCCTGCGAGTGCCGCACTTCAATCGCCATCTGCGAGACCCCAGAGAACGTCCGGAATTTCTCCACTAACTGGTTCGCGAGTTTCTCGCAGTAGACGTTGAGCGCCGGATAGTGAACCGGCTTCGCTCGCTCCACAATGTCCAGCGCAACGTTTTCGGCCAGGATCTGCGCCGTCCCCAGCGGCGACACTGTCGTCACCCCGCCAAGTGCCATGGCCTCCAGGCTGAGATTCACGCCACTGGACCCCGTCAGCAACTGCACGGTCTTGGCCGTCGCCGTGTTTCCTATCGTCTTAGCCATCAGCCCCTCTGTATCAGCCGCGGCAGCGCTTGCAGGTAGTTCGGCTCCTGACCGAATCCCGGCTTGCCTCCCGTCGCGCTGATCCACACCGGCTGCACCCACGCCACACCCACTTCGAGCGGCGAACTGTTTTGCAGCGTCACACTGTCCGGGTCCGTGCCAACGTACACATTCCAACCCGTGGCGTTCGCCGGCACCGGCCCGAGGAGGGCCGAAAACGAGCTCGACGATGTCGCAATCGCCGCTGGAATCGCGCTCGCTCCTTCTTCGTTCGTCCGGTTCACCCAGGCCGCCGTCACATAGTAGATGTTGTCCGGCAGGCTTCCGGGCGCCGCCGCCAGCACCGGCGTCAGCGCGCGCGCAACTGGTATCGACGCCATTCCGGCTCCGGCGTCGATCAGTCGCTCGCGATACGAGTTAGCCATCTTCTGGAACTGCTCGCTCTTGCCCTGGTAGCGGTCGTTCAGTTGGCTGTTGTACGCGTCGGCGTACACCAGCTCTAGCGTTCGGTAGGCGTGCCACAACTTGAGCGCCGTCGTCACCACCACGTCGTTCAGCTTCGGCCTCACCATCGCCCACACCGGGCGTTCCGCCATTTCAGTGCGCTTGAGCAGCGCATTCAGATCCAGCCCGATCTCGTCGTAAGCCAGTACCAGCTTGCGCTTCACATCGATCCCCTCGGAGCTGGCCACACTCATCAACTGCGAGTCCAGCCCCGCCATGAATTCGATGTGAGAAGGTGGTCCGTCGGTGAATAGTGCCATACGCCTACGCCTGGCTCCTGGCCCGCTTTCCCGCGTCCTGGATTCGGTTCCACTCCGCCATCGGCAGGAATGTCATTTGTACCTTGGCTGCCGCCATGGCTTCCTCCGCCGCTTGCTTGGCTTTGGCGCGTGCTTCGCGAAACGCCGCCGCGTCCGCTTCTTTCGCCAACCGCACCGCGCCTTCCACGATCAGTTTCGCTGCCAACTCAGGCGTCACTTCGGTCAGTCTGCCTGCGGGCCCCCCGTCCGGCGTTTCCAGGCTTTCCACCACTGGAAATGCGTCGCCTATTTTCGCTTGCGTGTCCCGTATCTTCTGGTAGTACACTCTCAGATCCATCCCGCTCTCCTCGCATTGAATTGCGGACCGGCCGTTATCTTACGTCGGCCGGCCCGCTTCGCGGTTCCGTTTAGCTAAGTGTTGACCTGCACGCCGCATGCGTTGCGCAGCACGCCGCAGCCGTACAGCACGTCCACCGTGAATTGCTGCGCCAGCGTGTTCGGCTGGTAGCTCATCACCACCCGTACGCCGAAGTTGCCCAGTTCCGCGTACTCCGCAATCGCGCCCGTCCCAGGGAGAGGTTGCGGCAGCCGGCGAACCACCAGGCCGATAGCGTCCCGCGTGAACGCCAGATTGTGTGTGTTGATCGGGGCGCTTCCCGTCTTCGGCACGAACTGCGACCGGAAAATATAGAAGTCTTTGTACTTGCCGATCGTCCCGTCAATCAATGCCGCCAGGCCGGCCGCGCCCGCCGTCTGGAACTCTTCGAACAGAGGAATCTGCCGCCATGCCGAGTAGGCCGCTGAGTCCACCACGATGTACTTCGGCTCGTTCGGCGGCGCCTTAGCCAGGAACAGCGCCGTTTCCGCCGCGTCCACCGTGGCTTCCGTCAGCGCCACACCCGCCGTCCCTACCGCCGTGTTTGTCGTGAATCCCGCGTACAGGCCCAGCAGGCTCGTTTCGATGCTCTGCGCGATCGCTGCCACCGCCGGCTGCATGTAGATCTTCAGCAAGTCCGGCACCGCCAGTATCTTCGTCACGTCCGGAATCTGGAAAGTCGCTTCCGCGTGCGTATTCAGCACGATCTGCGCGTTGCCCAGACTCGGATTCTGCAGCGTTACCGTTCCGCCGGCCGCGATGTTGTTGGCCACTAGCGTCGGCGGGATCGGCACGTTGACCGTATCGCCCGCATTCGCTAGCACGGGTTCGTAATCGCGATTGACCAGGTTTCCCATCACCAGGTTTCCCACCAGCACCGGCAAAGCGTCCGCCGCCACCAGTTTCACAATCGCGTTCGCGACGTTACTATTTGTAATTGCTCCCATTCTCTCTCCTTGGTTTGTTGTTGCCGGCCCTGTTGGCCGGACTTGTTACTACAGACCCCTTAAGGTCTGCGACGCCACGCGCACGATTTCCTCTCGTACCCGCCGCATGTCTTCCGCGCTCATGCCCGGCCGGATTCGGTCCAGCGTCACTGCCTCGCCTCCACCC